TAAGTCGGTAACAATTTGGATTACATTAAGTTTGTAACTTTAACTCTTCTGTAATACTTGTTGGTATTTCCTGAGATTGAAATCGCACCGTCACCAGAAGCAGCAACCGTTCCTGTGTGGAATGGGTTAGCAGCAATTCCGTATCTAGTTTTGAAACCAATCTTTGGTTGGAAACTGTTCTCACCAACTGCTCTCACCATTTGTAGTGGAACATATGGGCAGTAGAACATACCAGCATCATAAGGTGATGTACCTTTGTAACCTACAATGTAGTATTGTGAAGCAGCTACGTTAGCAGAGTATGGGTCTACATACACTTTGTATCTACCGTTCATCACACCAGCAAAAGTTGTTGTTGTGTCGTCTACATTTAAGTTATTTTGTAAAGCAGGTGTGTAGTCTAATACACCAGCCATTTGTAACGCAGAAGCAACATCAGCAGAACAGATAATCATATTACCTTTTCCTCTTCTTGTTTGTTGTCCTATTGCGTTTGCATCTCTTTCAACTGCAAACATTAGTCCTTTGAATTTCTCAACTGACCATCTACCGTTTGAGTCAGTATCTAAATCGAAGATACCAGCAGTAGTTGTGTTTGTAGCTGCACCTTTAACAGCAGATACATAAACATTTCTTACAACTTCTCTGTTAATCTCTGCAAGTATTTCAGCAGATAAGATGTTTGCAAGTTCTGTTTCAGCATCTAAACCATGAATTGCTTTAAGGTCTTGTGCAAGTTCCATTGTGTACTCAGCTTTCATTGCTCTTGTTACAGCAGTAACAGTATGTTTCTCAATACTGAATGCCATTTCAGAGAATGCGTTCGCACCACTGTCACCTAATGCTTCACCTTGTAAAGCAGTCATACCAGTTGCAGAAACATAAGTTCCAGCAGATGGACTGTCGTTAAGAACGGCAGGGTTAGTTTCTGTTGCACCAATATCTCCACCACCGATTGTACCGGCTTTGTTTTGGTTAGAAATATCTGGGAATGCCTCATCAGCAAGTGCTTCTGCTCCATCAGATGATGCAAATCTTGCTCTCATTGCAAAGATTAAACCTGTTGGGCCAGTCATTGGTTGCACACCACAAATGTCGTATGCGATTAGATTTGGCATTGCACGTCTAACTAAGGATATTAAAATCGGATCCCAGCTGTCCATATCAGCGTTTCCACCGAATGAAGAGTTAGTTGGTTTGGTTTCTGCTAAAAAACCTCTGTCTTCTCTTAGAGATTTCTCTTGGTTCTCTAATATGATTGTAGTAACAGCACGCTTGTAAGCATCTTCGATTTTTGGTAAATCTGGGTGCTCAAGGACTGGCTGCCACTTCTCTTGTAGATGTTCTGTTTGAAACATTAGTTTCTCCTTGTTATTATTCTACTTATTTATTTACTTTGCACTCTTAACACCTTTTCCAATAGCCTTCATATAGACTGCCATTGAACCAGAAGTGTCTATGTCCTGTGCGTTGCCAGTTTCTACATCATCTGTTGCTTCAGTAACAACTGGTTTGTTCTTAGGGAAATAACTTTCCTTAAGTGTGTCAAGTTTACTTCTGAAAGAATCTTCGTCAGTAAAATCAACATCTTCAGTTAGTGACTTAAACTTTTCAATTTCGACTTCAGTTAAATCACCAGTACACTGGGATATAACCTGTTCCCTAACTAACTTAGCATTGTTATTCTTGAAGCCGATGTTCTTCTCTACTTCTTCGTTTAACTTTGCTTCTAGTTCAGAAATCTTTTGTGATTGTGCCTCTAGGACATCATATTTTTCGTCTGGCACATCAATATAGTGGTCTTCAAAGAGTTGTTTCAATCCAGAAATGAAGTCTTCTGCAATTTCACCTTTTAGTCCTCTTTCGATTGCAAGTTCATTTTCCTTTGTCCATTCTTCCACGACATAATTGAGATAGTTATCTACTTTCTCAGTTAATTCTGTTTGAGTTTTGTTCATGTTTTCGTCAAGGTCTTTTCTGTAGTCTTCTTCTAATCTCTCAACTTCTTCACGAACTTTTGATTTAACTGCAGCTTCAAATACTGTTGCAGCTTTTCTCTTAAATTCTTCTGAAAGGTCACCTTCGCCGTTCATTAAAGCATCAACGTGTTCTTTAACATTGATATCCTTAACTCTCTTCTCTACAGCTTCTGACTTTTCTTTTTCTTCAGGTGTTTCTTCTTCGTGAGCACCTTCACCATATGAATTGTTCATCTTATCATACATGGCTGCAATAACTTCTTTTTTCTCTTTTTTCATTTTACCCATCATGTCATTCATTGCAGTCATCATTTGGTCTTTAGTCATGTTTTCTTTTTTCTCATGTCCCATCTCAGAGATTTCTTCTTCTCCCTCTGGAACGTGACCAGCAGCAAGAGGTGCATTTTTACCTGCTTCTTTTGCTTTTGGCATTTTGTCTGGTTTACCTTCACCTTTTTGTTGTGCATCGCCAGAAACTTCTTTAGAACTCTTAGCTGCATCTGCACCTTTAGGTGGGTCTACTTTATCTGGGGTACTTCCACCGATATCTTCTTCACCAGTTGCACCGTCAGATTGTTTTTTCTTCATTGGTTCAGCAGCAGTTGCACCTTTTTTTGGAGCATCAGCACCATTGCCTTCTTCCAACTCTGCAATCACTTCCGCTTCCAATTCTTCGATTGTTTTATCTATTTCGTTAGCCATGGGGCTCTCCTTTTAATTGGTCTTTTAGTATAATATATTTATAAATTATAACAATTTGAGGAACTTAGCAAACTCTAACGCATCTTCTTTTGCGTGTCTACTTTTAGTTCTTCGTTCAATTCTATCTTTCATTCTCACCAACTCTGCCTCTACAAGTGTTCCGTTATTCCAAACCCAGTCTTTTCCTTCCATAATACCTTCTACGAAAGCATTTGGAGCAGATGGGTCTGCAACTATATCAGCTGCAGTTGCAAGGTAAAAATCGTTTCTAACGTAGTTCGCACCGTTCTTCTGATTTAAACTACCCATACCTCTTGATGATACACCTAACTTCGCACCTTCGTCCATTAGGTTTTTAACAATCTCACCCATAGGGGTTGATAATATCTTTGCTTCACCAATAAAGTTCTTTCCGTCTGGTTGTAAAGATGTAATCATGTGAGATGCTCTCTCAAGATTTATGGTTGGGCCTTCTGGGTGACCTAACTCACCGAAAGCACGTTTCTCTTTAATATGTTCTTTGTCGTATCTGTTTACTTCTTTTTCAAGAACTTCCATAGGATATACTCTACCATTTCTGTTCTTGATATCAGCTTGCATGAAGATACCTTTAATCTTATAATCTTTCTTACCACCTTCTTTTTGTTCAGTGATATATTCTACATCATTGATTTCTTCTGATATAAGTTTTATAGTATTCATGTTAAATTTCCTTAAGGTTGATTACCAATTGATGTACAACTCATAGCAGAACTACACGCAATTGTATCACTTGCTCTTTTGTCAAGTATGATAACTTGGTCTGCAACCATAACTACTGTTCCAGCATGAGTATTTGTTGCAGTAATAGTGTGACTTTCTGATGGGCCATCAGATAAAGTAATTGCACTTCCTTCTGATTTTGCTGAAAGATTAACTGTATTTGCATCTACCTTGATTACAAAATAAGTTGAACCGTCTACTAACTCTGCAATAGCAGTTCCACCACCATCTGAATATGTAACTTCATCACCAGTAACAAAACCATGACTACTAAGTGTAATATCTGCACCATCAACAGCAGATTGTGCATTAAAAGTTCCTACAGGTGCAGCTATAGTAATTGTTCCAGCATTGGTAGCATTAACTCTAATTCTTGTTGCTCTTCCTAGTGTGGTTGCTGATGTTACAGCACTTTGTGAACCTTTTAAAATCATCTTTCTATCCTATCGTTAACATTTCTCGTTCAAAATACTTAAGTAAGTCTTTATCGGATACTCTGTACTTTTTTGCTACATCTTTTATTGTTTTTTCAAAACTATTTAGGAAATCTGAAGGTTTAGAATCCATTTTTTTAAAAATATCATCTACAGCCTTACGCATCTTAGGATTCAATTTCTTGTACTCCTTAGATTTCTTATGTTCGTCCTTCTCCATAAATGAAGAATAAAAGTTGTTAAACTGTTTTGTCATCTTCTGGTTCTGGTATATGGTTGTTTGCAAATCCCTTTGCAAGTTCTTGTCTTTTTGTTTCTAACGCACCAGTAACTTTTGTACCAATTGCACTTTTAAAAGCATCTTCTGCATCTAGGTTACTACCTTTTGCTAATGCACTTACGAAATCTTTACTGCTCATTATCATCTCCTTTATCTCCACCACCAGCTATATCATCTGGTGGTATGGGTGCTCCGTCCATAGATGGATATCTTGTAATACCATCTGTATTATCTGGAACATCAACTCCACCCTCGTCTGGGTCAAGTCCAGCTTCTTTGTTAATTTGTTTCTGCATTTCTTCAATCTCTAAGTCTGTTAAACGCAATACATTATTCTGTACCCACTTCTTACTAAAAAATGTGCCAACATATGACTCTACTGATTGAAGTGTCTGCAATTTGTTTTCCATTAGTTCTGCTTCTTTCAGTTCGGTAAAGTGTCCGTCCTGTAAAAAGTCAAACTGTATAAGTTCTTTGATATTATGAAACTCATCTATTGTCATTACACCTTTTAATACTAATTGTGTTTTTAACATATCAGTAAGTAATGGTGTAAACTTCTTTCTTATTCTCTGTACAAACTTTGTAAACTTAAGTTCATCTCTTGTAATCTCTGTTGACCTACCAAGAGAAAAGTTTTGTTCAGCTTCTAGTCTTGAAATAGGAACATTCAAAGACCTGTATAACTTTCTTTGGAAATAAGTTATATCATCTATCTCACCAAGATTAGAACCGCCTGGCAAAGTAGTAATCTCTGTTCCTCTACCACCTTCTCTTCTTGGTAACCAGAAATCTTCTAACATTGACATATGATTTCGGTCATCTCTGATTTCACCAGTAGATGCATCATACACTAATTTGTTACGATATCTATTCATAACATCTTTTAGATATTGTTCTGCTTTAATTTTTGGTAGATTACCAACGTCAATGTAGAATATTCTTCTTTCTGGAGCTCTTGATATACGATAGATAACAAGTGCGTCTTCTATCATTCTTAACTGATTGACTGGTTTGATAGCCTTATGTAAATAAGATAATACATTACCTTTGTTCTGGTCAATAACTCCAGAAGGTACATAGGTAATACTATCTGGTGAAATCTTTAATCCTTCATTTGCACCAGAACCATATCCACCACTAAACATACCTTTGTCATTGTAGATATAGTATTCATTTTTCTTTTGAACCACTTCAATACTTGTACCTTTCTTTGTACTTGTATTTAATTCTCTAACTTTTTTAATTTTGCGTGGGTCAATGTATCTAACTTCTTGAATACCAAGTCTAGGATTTTTTGTATCTATTACTTTGTGATAATACAATCTTCCATCAACATACCATCTTCTGAATATGTCATGTCCTTTGCTATCGAAGTCAAGTAATCTAAGAACAGAATTAAACTCTTGTTCTATAGATTTTTTAATTTTCATTGGATATGGAATTTGGTCAAGAACTATTGCGATTGCTTGAGCTCTTTCATTTGCAACGATACCTTCGTTAACTATATCTTCTATTGCACTATCACACTCTGGTTGTTGTGCGATATCTCTGTACCTACGAATGAGGTCAGACTCAGTTCTTTCTCTTCCATCAGTGTCTAGGACTTGTCCAAAGAAACCTCCACCAGCGACATCAATCGTGCCGTCTTGTTCAGACGGCAGAGTGAAATTTTCTTTGTTCTTATCATCTTTTATTCGTGTAAAACGAAACCCAAAAAGGTCAGCCATTATAAAACTCCTACTTGTTGTGTAATACTATTTAGTAGGTTAAAAACTAACACCTGATGGCTCGAAGTGTTGATATCTCCATGTCACTTCAAATTCTTCAATTGCAGTTGCTTCATCTGTTGTTAAATCAATTTGTGAGATAGTTAGAGGGAACGCACTTCTAAAGATATATGTCTTTAAAATTGTTTCATCTCTATCTAACTGTTCTACAAATAAGTCTGTCTGAAAATCAGCAGAGTTTACAACACCAGTATTATTAGC